TTACCTCTTTATGACGTAATTCCATAATGCTGTTAATAAGAATCCCCCTTTGACTGGAGACGGACCAAGTGGACTTCGAACAGCTAAAGAATCATTTTGATGGCAGGTTTGACCGATTAGAGGACAAGCTTGATGTTCATGACGAAAAGCTGACTAACCACTTGGAACGTCTCAGTAAAGCAGAAGAGGCTATCCAGTGGCTCCGCGGTCATGTAAAGATAGTAACTACTATAGGGATATCCGTTGCGGGATTCTTATTAACAACATTATGGAACTATGTCATAAAGAGGTAACAATGTTAAAGAAAATGAAGATGCCGAAGCCGAAACAAATCGCTCTTGACGAGATGGTTGGTGACGAGATGGCCGATGAAATGGCTGACGAAGAGATGGCTGACGAGATGGCCGGAGAAGAGATGGACGAGATGGAGGGAGAAGAGGAGAGCGAACTAGCCTCCCTCTCCGACGAAGAGCTCTTAGCCGAAGTCAAGAAACGCGGCCTCATGAGTCAGTTAGAAGAAGAGGAAGGGGAAGAAGCTGCCGAAGACGCTTACGTCTAACCACAGATAAACCCGCTACTGCTTATATACAGGGGCAACTATGAGTAGGATGTTATATACTACCGATGAATTGGTAACAGCCGTCCGTTCTCGTCTGGATGAGATGAATCGTGACTCGGTAGATACCAATCGTGACATCTTACCCGCCCTCAATCGTGCTTTAGAATATGCCGTCGACATCTATTCGAGACATTATCCGGACCCCTTCCTAGCTTACACCGTACTAGACTTGAACGGTTCCGACCAAGACTACGATATCCCTGGTAATGTGTATGAAGACAGGATTGTCCGTATCGAGATAAAGACCTCTCGTAACACTTACCGCGAAGTGACGAGAATCTTGTATCGAGATGTGGTCAATTATGAGACGGATGGCAGTACAGCTATCCCTTACTATTATACTATAGTGGGGAGAAAGATACACTTTGTTCCGTCCCCTAGCGGTACTTACGATGCCAGACTGTGGTATATCAAAGAGCCGGAGCCATTAGTATTACAACAGGGCAGGATAACGAGAGTTAATGTAGCAGGTAACTACGTTGTTGTTGATAGTGTAGGCAATGACCTCACTACGGAATCGGACCAACTCAATAATTACGTCAATATTATTAATGGACAAACTGGCGAAGTTCGGGGAACTTTACAAATTGCATCGATTGATGGCGGCCGTATCACATTCCGCTCTACTTTGAGTAGGAGTACCGTAGTCGGATTGCCAGTATCGGCATCATTAACCGGTATCGGTGCCGCAGATGATGACTACATTTGTGTAGCTGAAGGTACCTGTATCCCATATCTCGGTGCCCCGACTAGTAACTTCCTCATCCAATTTGCCGTAGCAGAGATATCGAGACAACTCGGACTTAATTCCATAGAAGAAGAGCAGATATTGGATAAGTTTGAAAAACAAGTACAAAAGACGTGGGCAGGGAGGGAGACTACCATTCGCGTTGCTAAACGAAGTCAAGCTTTCGGTGTCCCCATCCGACCCTGGTTTACTGTAACGAGAGGTAGATGATGGCCAGCGTGAAAGACTTAAAGGATAGGATGCCTTGCAACAAGCCAACTCGCGATGTCCAAGGCGGCAAAAAGTTTCGAGTCAAAGCTTGCAAGGACGGCAAAGAGAAGATAATTCGCTTCGGCGATGCCAATATGGAAATCAAGAAAGACAATCCAGAACGGAGGAAATCTTTCCGAGCTCGCCACAAGTGTGACCAAAAAAAGGATAAGATGACGGCAGGTTATTGGAGCTGTAAAAAGTGGTAGCCGGTTGTCAATGTAACAAGTGTGAGGAAAAAAAGATGCCACTAAAAAAAGGTTCATCAGATAAAACGGTTAGCAGAAATATCAGCAAATTGCGAGAAGAAGGCTACCCCCAAAAGCAAGCGGTAGCCATCTCTTTACAAAAAGCTGGGAAGTCGTATAAGGACAAGGGTAAAAAGAAATGAACGTGTTACTCAAAATTGCTACCATGCTAAGGGCGGGGCAGCTGTATGCTCACCATGCCCACAACAATGTCAAAGGTAGCACCTTCTTTACTGACCACGCTTTTTTTGGCGAGCTGTATCCCACCTATGAAACGGCATTTGATGGTTGCATCGAACGATACATGGGCACTTGTGATAAGCCGGCTGACACCATTGCTATCAGCAAGGAAGCTATCGACTTGATAGAAGATTTCCCCAAAGAGGGCGGAGAGGGGAATCGGGCATTTTATCAAGCATTACTCCGATTCGAGTCAACTCTCTGCTCAATGTGCGAGAAAGCGGTAACCTTGCCCATGTCGGAAGGTACCAAGCAAATGATAGGTACTTTGGCTGACGAATCAGAAATACGCCAATATAAAATGAAACAACGACTGAAACCATAACATGGTGATATATGCCGTATCAATATACTGTAGTTGACGAAAAAGCATTCCCTTACGGCATTGATGCCCGTTCTGCTGAAAACCAGATTCGAGAAGGATTCATTCGCGATTTAGTGAATGCCGATATTATTGAGGGTCGCATCAGGAAGAGGAAGGGTTTCTTCTCTTACGCGGGTAACGTTCCGGTAAGGGTAACCTCTCTCCGATATGAAAATCCCAACAAGATATACTTTACTTTAGACAGTAGCATAGATTTGAGTAGGGTATCTTCTACTCCGCTAATCGCCTATGGGAGGAGTAATCTTTCCGCTACTACTAATCCCTTTCCTAGTAGTGGCGGACTCCGATATTACCCCTCGTGGGAGACCTCATTACGAAAGGTATTCTTAGCCAATACTACGGGAAGTATCTCCTCTCTCCAAGTTGAACACAATATCTCGACCACTAATATGTTTGTCGGCCTCGCCCTCAGTACGGGAAGTGGTACCAATTTGAGTGGGGAACTGATATCGGCTACCGACATCGTAATCAATAATAGCACGTATGACGTTACTGTCGATTATACCAACGGTACCAATTCGGCCAAAAATGTCTTCCTCTATTACTTGGACCAGAGTCCGGTAGCCGGTATCAGTTCCCCACTCAAATTGGTACCACTTTCCGTACTGAGGGCGAGGCCGACAAACATATTAGTGGTCGAGATATTGTGTTCAACTTGGAGAGAGGAGATACTTCCCGTAGTATTGGCTAAGAATACCTTTCGTAATGAGGTCTCCCACGAGGGGTAATATCGGAGTCCGCCACTACTAGGAAAGGGATTAGTAGTAGCGGAAAGATTACTCCTCCCATAGGCGATTAGCGGAGTAGAAGATACCCTACTCAAATCTATGCTACTGTCTAAAGTAAAGTATATCTTGTTGGGATTTTCATATCGGAGAGAGGTTACCCTTACCGGAACGTTACCCGCGTAAGAGAAGAAACCCTTCCTCTTCCTGATGCGACCCTCAATAATATCGGCATTCACTAAATCGCGAATGAATCCTTCTCGAATCTGGTTTTCAGCAGAACGGGCATCAATGCCGTAAGGGAATGCTTTTTCGTCAACTACAGTATATTGATACGGCATATATCACCATGTTATGGTTTCAGTCGTTGTTTCATTTTATATTGGCGTATTTCTGATTCGTCAGCCAAAGTACCTATCATTTGCTTGGTACCTTCCGACATGGGCAAGGTTACCGCTTTCTCGCACATTGAGCAGAGAGTTGACTCGAATCGGAGTAATGCTTGATAAAATGCCCGATTCCCCTCTCCGCCCTCTTTGGGGAAATCTTCTATCAAGTCGATAGCTTCCTTGCTGATAGCAATGGTGTCAGCCGGCTTATCACAAGTGCCCATGTATCGTTCGATGCAACCATCAAATGCCGTTTCATAGGTGGGATACAGCTCGCCAAAAAAAGCGTGGTCAGTAAAGAAGGTGCTACCTTTGACATTGTTGTGGGCATGGTGAGCATACAGCTGCCCCGCCCTTAGCATGGTAGCAATTTTGAGTAACACGTTCATTTCTTTTTACCCTTGTCCTTATACGACTTCCCAGCTTTTTGTAAAGAGATGGCTACCGCTTGCTTTTGGGGGTAGCCTTCTTCTCGCAATTTGCTGATATTTCTGCTAACCGTTTTATCTGATGAACCTTTTTTTAGTGGCATCTTTTTTTCCTCACACTTGTTACATTGACAACCGGCTACCACTTTTTACAGCTCCAATAACCTGCCGTCATCTTATCCTTTTTTTGGTCACACTTGTGGCGAGCTCGGAAAGATTTCCTCCGTTCTGGATTGTCTTTCTTGATTTCCATATTGGCATCGCCGAAGCGAATTATCTTCTCTTTGCCGTCCTTGCAAGCTTTGACTCGAAACTTTTTGCCGCCTTGGACATCGCGAGTTGGCTTGTTGCAAGGCATCCTATCCTTTAAGTCTTTCACGCTGGCCATCATCTACCTCTCGTTACAGTAAACCAGGGTCGGATGGGGACACCGAAAGCTTGACTTCGTTTAGCAACGCGAATGGTAGTCTCCCTCCCTGCCCACGTCTTTTGTACTTGTTTTTCAAACTTATCCAATATCTGCTCTTCTTCTATGGAATTAAGTCCGAGTTGTCTCGATATCTCTGCTACGGCAAATTGGATGAGGAAGTTACTAGTCGGGGCACCGAGATATGGGATACAGGTACCTTCAGCTACACAAATGTAGTCATCATCTGCGGCACCGATACCGGTTAATGATGCCGATACTGGCAATCCGACTACGGTACTCCTACTCAAAGTAGAGCGGAATGTGATACGGCCGCCATCAATCGATGCAATTTGTAAAGTTCCCCGAACTTCGCCAGTTTGTCCATTAATAATATTGACGTAATTATTGAGTTGGTCCGATTCCGTAGTGAGGTCATTGCCTACACTATCAACAACAACGTAGTTACCTGCTACATTAACTCTCGTTATCCTGCCCTGTTGTAATACTAATGGCTCCGGCTCTTTGATATACCACAGTCTGGCATCGTAAGTACCGCTAGGGGACGGAACAAAGTGTATCTTTCTCCCCACTATAGTATAATAGTAAGGGATAGCTGTACTGCCATCCGTCTCATAATTGACCACATCTCGATACAAGATTCTCGTCACTTCGCGGTAAGTGTTACGAGAGGTCTTTATCTCGATACGGACAATCCTGTCTTCATACACATTACCAGGGATATCGTAGTCTTGGTCGGAACCGTTCAAGTCTAGTACGGTGTAAGCTAGGAAGGGGTCCGGATAATGTCTCGAATAGATGTCGACGGCATATTCTAAAGCACGATTGAGGGCGGGTAAGATGTCACGATTGGTATCTACCGAGTCACGATTCATCTCATCCAGACGAGAACGGACGGCTGTTACCAATTCATCGGTAGTATATAACATCCTACTCATAGTTGCCCCTGTATATAAGCAGTAGCGGGTTTATCTGTGGTTAGACGTAAGCGTCTTCGGCAGCTTCTTCCCCTTCCTCTTCTTCTAACTGACTCATGAGGCCGCGTTTCTTGACTTCGGCTAAGAGCTCTTCGTCGGAGAGGGAGGCTAGTTCGCTCTCCTCTTCTCCCTCCATCTCGTCCATCTCTTCTCCGGCCATCTCGTCAGCCATCTCTTCGTCAGCCATTTCATCGGCCATCTCGTCACCAACCATCTCGTCAAGAGCGATTTGTTTCGGCTTCGGCATCTTCATTTTCTTTAACATTGTTACCTCTTTATGACATAGTTCCATAATGTTGTTAATAAGAATCCCGCAACGGATATCCCTATAGTAGTTACTATCTTTACATGACCGCGGAGCCACTGGATAGCCTCTTCTGCTTTACTGAGACGTTCCAAGTGGTTAGTCAGCTTTTCGTCATGAACATCAAGCTTGTCCTCTAATCGGTCAAACCTGCCATCAAAATGATTCTTTAGCTGTTCGAAGTCCACTTGGTCCGTCTCCAGTCAAAGGGGGATTCTTATTAACAGCATTATGGAATTACGTCATAAAGAGGTAA